CATCCGTATATACGACCAACTACTCGTGTACATGAGGTAATGTATGGCAAACATAAAGAAAACCCAAATATTAACCTATTTATACCCATAGTAAAGCATTATGAATTGTGTGAAACTATTTTTGAGAATTTAAAAGCGAATATTAACAGTAAAAAAACAGAATATGATGAGTTCTTTAACAGTAAAGTGTCAGTGGTATTCAACGCCATCGAACGAAATGGAATTCGAATACAAAATGATATCTTCGAAGGATACTTCCATCCCGTTAGTGGTGAATACGTCCACACTCAGTTCAACTTAAAAACATTAACAACAAGACCCTCAAATAAATTTAAAGGAGTAAATTATGCGGCACTTAATAAAGAAAATGGATGTAGAAAATCGTTTATACCAAGGAATAATTATTTTTTGGAGTTGGATATATCTGCTTACCATCCTAGTTTGTGCTGTCGTCTTGTTAATTACAAGTTTCCTACTACAGATATTCACAAGCATATGGCAAAAATGTATGGTGTGGATTATCAAAAATCAAAAGAGTTAACATTTAAACAACTATACGGAGGAGTATTTGATCAATATAAAGATCTGGAATTTTTTAGTAGAATTAGTGAGTATGTTAGTAGTATGTGGAAACTTTTTGAATTGGGTGAGGAAGTTAAATGCCCTATATCTAATTATGTTTATCAAAAAGATAAATATAAGGAAATGAATCCTCAAAAACTATTTAATTATTTGTTACAAAACTTGGAGACGTCAATGAATGTTTGTATATTGTGGGACGTGTTAAAAATATTAAGAGGTTGCAATACTAAATTAATATTATATACATATGATTCGTTTTTATTTGATGTAGACGAAGAAGAAGTAGAAATACTTAATAAAATTAAAAAAGTATTTCAAAAATATGAATTAAATTTAAAAATGAAACAAGGTTATGACTACGATTTTAAATAATACTCCAAATACGTATAATACGAACTATGATGTTTTAACATCATTAAACAATATTGGAGATTTGAATAATAAATTATTCTGTACATTTACTGATTTAGACAGTTTAGATACTTTACTTGAAAAAATTAAGTCGAAGTATACAATTGTTTACAATAAGATGTTTGTACTTGAAATAGTAGGTAAAGATGAATATGTAGTTACTTACAATGTAGATCAGGGAAATGTACATACAATACCTGACAATACTATTTTAGTACATAGAAAAAAAGAATCTAATACACTATATACTATTAATGCCCTTAATGAACTTATTAAAAAATTAAATGGTGGTGTAGTAGATACTAAATTCCAAGTAGATTGGCAGCATTATAGAAATTGTATTCTACTAACTCAACATAATGAGTTAAACCAATTAAATACAAAAATACATAAAATTATTGAAGTATAGTTTGGACCCCCAAATTATGGTTCGTATATTATAGTTATTAATAAAAAAAAGTTATAAAACATGGATTTAAAAGCCCTTAAACAGAAGTTGGATACTCTCCAACAAAAAGCCCCTACCGGAGGACAAAAACGAGATTATAGTCTTACTTTTTGGAGACCATCAGTGGGTAAACAACAAATTAGAATTGTACCTTCAGTGTATAATCCGAAAAACCCATTTACAGAATTAAAATTCTATTATGGCATAACTAATAAAGTAATGCTTTCTCCACTAAATTATGGTGAGAAAGATCCTATTGCATTATTTGCTTCTAAACTTAGAGAAGAATATACTAAGGAAAATTACTTACTAGCTAAAAAATTAGATGCTAAAAACCGTATTTTCGTACCTGTTATTGTAAGAGGTGAAGAAGATAAAGGTGTTAGATTATGGCAATTTGGAAAGTTAATTTATGAAGAATTACTTTCATTAGCTGTAGATGAAGAAATCGGAGATTATACTGATATTGTAAATGGTAGAGACCTTACAATTGAAACAGTAGGACCTGAAGCAACAGGAACTCAGTACAATAAATCATCAGTTAGAGTTAGATTAAAGCAAACACCACTTAGTAGTGATGCGGCTTTAGTAGAAAAATGGACTAAAGAACAACCTGATCCAAATGCTGAATTTAAAAGATTTACATTTGATGAAATGAAATCGGCATTAGAAAAATGGTTAGCACCAGATCAAGGTGAAGAAGGTGATGTTATATCAGAACCAGCTCAACCTTTTGATGGTGATGCTCCTAAATCTAATTTTGCTTTAGATACAAGTAAAGTTAAAGAAAATAAAGCAGATAAATTTGATTCTTTATTTGATGGAGAAGATAATAAAAAATATGATGATTTACCCTTCTAAATATGGCGAAAAGAAAACAAAAATCTCTTTCGGCAGCCGTATCTGCCGAAATTAAAAGTAAATTTGACCTTAATAAATTTAAATCAACTAAAGGTTTAGATAAAAATATTAAGTTTAAAGATCAAGAATGGATTCCTTTATCTAAGGCATTTCAAGATGTAACATCTGTCCCTGGTATTCCTATGGGTCATATTGTTTTACTAAGAGGACACTCTGATACAGGTAAAACTACAGCAATGATAGAAGCAGCAGTAGCAGCTCAAAAAAGAGATATACTGCCTGTTTTTATTATTACTGAGATGAAATGGAATTGGGAACATGCTATTCAAATGGGTCTTGATATTAATATTACTAGAGATGATAATGGCGAAATTATTGATTATGAAGGTAATTTTATTTATGTAGATAGAGAAACTATTGATTCAATAGAAGACGTAGCAACATTTATTTTAGATTTAATGGATGAACAAAAGAAAGGTAATTTACCTTATGATTTATTATTCCTATGGGATAGTATTGGTTCAGTACCTTGTGAAATGTCACTTAAATCAAATAAAAATAATAATGAATGGAATGCAGGTGCAATGTCAACTCAATTTGGAAATAATGTAAATCAAAAAATTACACTATCTAGAAAAGAGTCATCACCTTTTACTAATACATTAGTTTGTGTTAATAAAGTATGGACATTAAAACCAGAATCACCTATGGGTAAACCTAAATTAATGAATAAAGGTGGTTATGCAATGTGGTTTGATTCAACATTTGTAGTTACATTTGGTAATATTATGTCTGCTGGTACATCTAAAATTAAAGCAATTAAAGATAAAAAACAAGTAGAATTTGCTAAACGTACTAATTTACAAATTGATAAAAATCACATTAATGGTGTTACTACTAGAGGTAGAATTGTAATGACACCTCATGGTTTTATTAATGATGATGATAAAGAGCTTAAAAAGTATAAAGATGAAAATACTGCAGCTTGGAGTAAAATATTAGGTGGAACTGATTTTTCTGTTATTGAAGAAGGAAATGATGTTGGTGAAATTGAATTAAAATCTCACCAGGTAGATTAGGATATTTACCATACCTTTCGTATATTTACGACATAAATTATTTAAATGAAACATAAAGAATTATTTAAGTTACTGGATGAAGTCCAGGAACAAGGGGAAACCCCAACTCAAAAAAGACATGATAAAGTATTATTAATAGATGGTTTAAATCTATTTTTTAGAAACTTTGCAATGATGAATATGGTAAATCCTGATGGGGTTCATATTGGAGGATTAGGTGGATTTTTCCGTTCTTTAGGAGCTTTAATTAGGCAAACACAACCTACATCTGTTTATGTGGTATTCGACGGAGCAGGTTCTACTTATAGTAGGAAGAATCTGCTCCCCGAATATAAAAAAGATCGTAATTTACAACGTATTACTAATTGGGATGCATTTGATAATTTAGAAGATGAACACGATTCAAAAGTTGATCAAATTGTTAGAATAATCCAATATTTAAAAACATTACCTGTTAAAACTACAGTTATTGATAAAGTAGAAGCAGATGATATTATTGCTGTATTAGCAGAAAAATTAGTAGCTAAGTATAATTCAACATGTTTTATTGTATCTAGTGATAAAGATTTTGTACAATTAGTAACGGATAAAATTATATTATATCGTCCTATTGAAAAAGAATATTATACACCTAAAGTAGTAAAAGAAAAATTTGGTGTATTATCTAAAAACTTTATATTATATAAAGTATTATTAGGAGATAATTCCGATAAAATACCGGGAGTTAAAGGATTAGGTCAAAAGGGTATATTTAAAAAATTTCCTGAATTACAAACAGAAGTATTAACCCTAGAAGACATTTTTGAAATTTCAGCTAGGAAATATAAGGACCATGTTGTATATTCAAGGATAGTACAAGAACAAAATAGATTAGAAACTAATTATAAAATTATGGATTTAAGTATTCCCTTAATTAATGAAAAAGAAAAGGAATATCTTGATGAATTAATTTTAGAGGATGTACCTGAATTAAATTCTAAAACTTTTATATCATTTTATAATGAAGATAAATTAGGAGGTATGATTAGAAATTTAGAAACATGGTTAAATGATAATTTTCAACATTTTAAAGGTTATATAAATGACACTGAATAGTATAAACCAATATGGTCACGATTTTCAGATTAAAGTAATTTCTTCCTTATTAACACATAAGGAATTTTTAACTAATATACATGATATAATTAGTACTGAATATTTTGAAAATCAGGCTCAAAAATGGGTTATTCAAGAAGTATTAAGATATTATGATAGATACCATACAACACCTTCTCTTGATATACTAAAAGTAGAATTACAAAAGGTAGATAATGATGTATTACAATTATCTATTAAAGAACAATTAAAATTAGCTTTTGTTGCATCTGATGATGATTTAAAATATGTACAAGAAGAATTTACTAATTTTTGTAGAAATCAACAATTAAAGAAAGCATTAATGTCTTCTGTTGATTTACTTAAAAGTGGAGATTTTGATGGTATTCGTTTTTTAGTTGATAATGCTTTAAAGGCGGGACAAGATAAAAATTTAGGACATGAATATATTAAAGACATCGAAGAACGTTATAGAGAAAATTCAAGGAGAGTTTTACCTACACCTTGGAAGAAGATCAATGATATTTTACAAGGCGGACTGGGAAATGGAGATTTTGGCCTCATATTTGGTAGCCCAGGAGGTGGTAAGTCGTGGTCTTTGGTAGCATTAGGAGGATATGCTGTAAAATTAGGTTATAATGTATTACATTATACTTTAGAATTAGGAGAAGATTACGTAGGAAAAAGATACGATGCCTTCTTTACAGGCATAAATGTTACAGATATTAGTAATTACAAATCAACAGTAGAAGAAACTATTCCTAGTTTAGAAGGTAAATTAATTATTAAAGAATTTCCAACAGGACGTGCAACTATGTCTACAATTGAATCACATATTAAGAAAGTAGAAGGTATGGGAATTAAAGCAGATCTAGTAATAATTGATTATGTAGATCTTCTTTCATCAGGACGCAAAAATAGGGAGCGTAAAGATGAAATTGATGATATTTATACTAGTACAAAAGGTTTAGCACGAGAACTAGACATACCTATTTGGTCAGTTTCTCAAGTAAATAGAGCTGGTGCTAATGATGAAATTATTGAAGGAGATAAAGCTGCCGGTTCATATGATAAGCTGATGATTACCGACTTTTCAATGTCTCTTTCTAGGAAAAAAGAAGATAAGATTAAAGGAACAGGTAGATTCCATATTATGAAAAATAGATATGGACAAGACGGTATAACCTTTGCAGTTAGAGCTAATGTGTCTACAGGACATTTTGAGGTACATAATTACAACACTGATTTAGAGGAGGAGGAATTATCACCTCCTACTCAATCAAATAAATTTGATGTAGATACTGACAGGCATGATAAAGATAGATTATTTGAAAAATTACAAAAACTAAAAATTTAAAACAATGGCAAAAACATCCCTACTAAAAGAAAGAATAGTATATAAACCTTTTGAATACCCAGAAGCATTCGACTTCTATATGAAACAACAACAAGCACATTGGTTATGGACAGAAGTACCAATGATGGCAGATGTTAATGATTGGAAACAAAATCTATCTGAAACAGAAAAAAATATTATAGGTTCTATACTTAAAGGATTTGCTCAAACTGAAACTGTAGTAAATGATTACTGGTCTACTTTAGTTACAAAATGGTTTAGAAAACCTGAAGTTATTGCTATGGCAGTTACTTTTGGGTGTTTTGAAACTATTCATGCTGAAGCATATTCTTTATTAAATGAAGAATTAGGTTTAGATGACTTTGCCGAATTTTTAGAAGATGAAACAACAATGGCTAAAATTGAAACATTAATGAATGTTAGAGATGGTCATGATGGGACACCTAACTGGCATGAAAGAGCTAAATCATTAGCTATATTTTCTGCATTTACTGAAGGTGTAAATTTATTTTCTTCATTTGCTGTTTTATTATCATTTAAATTACAAAATAAACTTAAAGGTGTAGGTCAAATAGTTGAATGGAGTATTAGAGATGAATCTTTACATTCAAATGCAGGTTGCTGGTTGTTTAGAACTTTATTAAAAGAACATCCTGAATATGATACCCCTGAATTAAAAGCTGATATTGAAGAAGCTGCTAAATTATCTTTAAAATTAGAATTAGACTTTATAGATAAAGTTTATGAAATGGGTGATTTAGAAGGTTGTTCTAAATATGATTTAATTTCTTTTATTAAACATAGAGTAAATACTAAAATGGGTGATTTAGGATATGACCCTATTGTTAATGATATAGACCAAGAAGCAGTACAAAGAATGAGTTGGTTTGACAACCTATCAGCTGGAAAACAACATACAGATTTCTTTGCAAATAGAGTTACTAATTATTCAAAAGGCGTACAAGATTGGGACGCTAACTCAATATTTTAAGATATGGATAACAATTTAATAGCAGATTATACTAACTGGGAAGCTGGAAAGCACTACCCAGAATGGATGGATGAAATTTCTTTAGCAACTATTTCTAAAGGATATTTACTACCTGGAGAAGATGTAAAAAAAGCATATAGAAGAGTAGCAAATGCAGCTGCATCTAGACTTAAAAAACCAGAATTAGCAAATAAATTTTTTAAATATATTTGGAATGGTTGGATAGGTTTAGCATCACCTGTAATATCAAATATGGGAACTGATAGAGGTTTACCTATATCATGTTTTGGTATTGATACACCTGATTCAATACGTGGAATCGGTTTAACTAACGCAGAACTAATGAAATTAACCGCCTCTGGTGGAGGAGTAGGTATTAGTGTATCTCGTATTAGACCACGTGGAACTAGTATTTCTGGTAATGGTAAAAGTGAAGGTGTAGTACCTTGGTGTAAGATTTATGATTCTGCTATTATAGCAACAAATCAAGGTAATGTAAGAAGAGGGGCTGCATCTGTAAATTTAGATATTGAACACCCAGACATAGATGAATTTTTACAAATTAGAAGACCTAAAGGTGATCCTAATAGACAATGTTTAAATTTACATCAATGTGTAGTTGTAGGTGACTCTTTTATGCGTAAATTAGAAGCTAGGGATCCTGATTCAATGAATACTTGGGCTACAATATTAAAATCAAGAATGGAAACAGGTGAACCTTATATAATGTATAAGGATAATGTAAATAAAAATAATCCAATTGCTTATAGGATGCATAATTTAAATGTTTCTATGACTAATATATGTTCTGAAATCACTTTATTTACAGATGAGGAACATTCATTTATTTGTTGTTTATCTTCTCTTAATTTAGCTAAATGGGAAGAGTTTAAAGACACAGATTGTATACAAACTGCAATTTGGTTTTTAGATGGTGTAATGCAAGAATTTATAGATAAATCAAATGGTAAAGAATCACTAAAAAGAACCCATAAACATGCTAAAAAAGGTAGAGCATTAGGTTTAGGAGTAATGGGTTGGCATACTTTCTTACAACAGAAAAATTTACCATTTGCTTCTATTGCTTCTACAGTTCATACAAGAAATATATTTAATAAAATTAGAATGGAAGCAGAAACTGCTTCTATGAATTTAGCAGCTGAATATGGAGAACCTTTATGGTGTAGAGGTACAGGTATGAGAAACACTCATTTATTAGCTATAGCACCTACAGTTTCTAATTCTGTTATTTGTGGTGGTATTTCAGCTGGTATTGAACCTTTACCTGCTAATGTTTATACCTTTAATGGTGCTAAAGGTACTTTTATTAGAAAAAATAAGTCACTAGAAGCTTTACTTGAATCTAAAGGTGAAAATAAAGAAAAATGGTGGAAACAAATGCTTGAAGAAGGAGGATCTGTAATGGGATTACCTGATACAGTTTTATCTAATGAAGAAAAAGAAGTATATTTAACGTTTTCTGAAACTAATCAATTAGAATTAGTTAAACAAGCGGCAGAAAGACAAAAATATATTGACCAAACCCAATCATTAAATTTATCATTTGACCCTAATGATTCACCAAAATGGATTAATCAAGTACATATGGAAGGATGGAAACTTGGTATAAAAACATTTTATTATTTACGAACTGATTCAGTAATTAAAGGAGATTTAGGATCTAGAATGGCAGATTGTATTTCTTGTGATGGATAATTAACCCTATACTAATTTTCATATATGTATAACTAAATACTATATATGAAAAAATTATTTATTTTTCTAGTTTTATTACCAACTTTCTTATTTTCTCAAAATAGTTGGTTTAATTTAGAAGTACAATACGATTATTACGGACCTCAAGAATCTATTAGTTTAGTAACTCAAAACGGAGATACCTTAGTAAGTCACACCCCCACAAACCCATTTGAAAACTTTCAAACATTAGTTTTTTGCGATTCTGGTGATGTTGAAATATCTTTATTTGACTCATGGGGTGATGGATGGGTAGATTCACAAGGAACAGACACTTACGTTAAAATAAGTAATCCAAATCAGGGATTAATTCTAGATTTAGATGCAAATGTTCCATTTACTCAATTAGATACAATTGTACAATTACAACCTTTACCACCACCAATTTATGGTTGTACGAATCCAAACGCAACTAATTATGATCCAAATGCTAATGTAGATGATGGATCATGTATTTTTCCTCCTTGTGGTGGAATAAGTAATACAAATGCTTACCAACAGTGTTTACCTGGGGGTCAAGCATTAATTGTGTTTGAATGGCAAAATGATATGTCTAATCCTAGCTGTATGCCAATTGAAGTTCATTATTCAAATGAAGAAGGAGGAGGACCTTACACTTATGGAGTAAACCCAGGAGCAACTAATTTTGGTATAGGTGCTGGAAATGGACAAATGCCTCCAAATTGGGAAGTAGAACATTATTTACAAGTTGAATTTGCAGATGGTACTTTATCTGATACTATCGCTTACACACCTACCCCATGTATAGAAGGATGTACTGATCCTAATTCACCAACATATAACCCATGGGCTACTGTAGATGATGGAAGTTGTTCTGGTACAACTTGTGATACTGCTACAGAATATCAAATAACAATGCAAATCACTCTTGATAATTGGCCAAGTGAAACTTCTTGGATTATGAATAGTGCAGGTGTTATAGGAGAAGCTACACCAGGTACTTATAATTTTAATGATATAGGTAAAACTTATACTTATGATTTTTGTGTTAGTCAAGGAGCAGGATTTGAACTTATAGTAAATGATACTTATGGTGATGGAATGGTTGGAGCAAATAATTCACCAGGGGAAATAATAATACTTGATTGTGCAGGTGACACTATTTGGGAAATGGATGATCCAAACTTTGGTACAGTATTATACTCAGGACAACAGTTTGGAAACCCATGTCCTACAGTTCCTGATATTTATGGTTGTACAGACCCAGCTTATCAAGAATATAATGATACAGCTAATGTTGATGATGGTTCCTGTGCTAATTTACATGTAGTAGGTTGTATGGATACTAATTCAATTAATTATGATCCTTTAGCAACACAACAAGCAATTGTAGATACTTGTGAATATACTTTAACTATTGAAGATGCAGCAGGAGATGGATGGGGTAATTCTTATATAGGACTTTATCAAGGTGATACTATAGTAGGTACTTATACTATGGGACCTGGACCTTACAGTCAATCATGGACTTTAGATTTACCTACAGATAAACCTTTAAAAGTATACTATTTTGAAATAGGAAATCCTCAAACACCACCACAACAAGTACAATTCCAAACTTGGCATAATTCATTTATATTAGAAAATGCAGATGGTGTTGTATTATTAGATGAAGGTAGTAATCCTTTTGCTAATAATGGTCAAGGAGCTTTACAATCATTTGATGCACCTTTCTGGACTGTATATGAAGCTACTCCTTATTGTGGTGATTTATGTATTCCAATAGTAGAAGGTTGTATGGATTCAACATCATTAAATTATAATCCTGATGCAAATGTAGACGATGGTTCATGTATTCCTTACATAGAAGGATGTATGAACAGCATTTAATTATATTCAACCAATTGGGGATCCTTTGGTAGATGTTAATACAAATGATTCTTCATTATGTATCCCAGTACTATTAGGTTGTACAGATCCTACATCATTTAACTATGATGCTAACGCTAATACAGATGATGGTTCATGTGTACCTATTATAGAAGGTTGTACTGATCCAAGTTCATTTAATTATGACTCAACAGCTAATACTGATGATGGTAGTTGTATACCTACAGTTTTAGGTTGTACAGATCCTCAAGCATTTAACTATGATCCAGCTGCAAATACAGATGATGGAAGTTGTATAGCAGTAGTTTATGGTTGTACTGATCCAAATGCTTTTAACTACGATCCAAATGCAAATACAGATAATGGGTCTTGTGAAGCTATAATTTATGGTTGTACAGATTCAACTTCATTTAACTATGATCCTTTAGCTAATACAGATAATGGTTCTTGTGTTCCAATAGTTTATGGATGTATGGATGAAAATTCATTTAATTATGATCCTAACGCTAATGTAAATCAAGTATCTGAAACTGATTTTACAAACCCATGTATCCCAATAGTTTATGGTTGTATGGATTCAACATCAGTAAACTACAACCCTGAAGCTAATGTAGATAATGGAAGTTGTATAACAGCAATTGTAGGTTGTACAGATCCTAATTCATATAATTACAACCCAGAAGCAAACGTAGCAGATGATGAATCTTGTTTATATGATGCAGGTTGTATTACAGGACCAGGTGAACCATATTGGTTAAATAATCAATGTTACGCTTGGGTAATTGATGTAGATGATTATTGTTGTGATAATGATTGGGATCCAGTATGTCAAGAAATGTATAACTACTGTGAACAAGGATGGCCTGATGGAATTTCTATAGATGGTAGATTTAGTAGATTTAGTGGTATAGTAGTTTATCCTAACCCAGCAGAAGATTTAATTAATATTACTAGTAATTTAGATATAAAAGTTAATTTATATGATATATCTGGTAAAATATTAAGAAGAAATATAACAGATAAAACAATTGATCTTTCAAACCTACCTTCAGGAGTTTATTTCTTAAATATAGAACATGAAGGTAATATATATAATAAACGAATTATTAAAGAATAATGAAAAAAATACTATTAATATTATTATTGATTCCAAGTTTTTGTTTTAGTCAAACACTAAAAGAAACGGTTAAAAAAACGTTTAAATTTTCAACTTTTTATGCTGCAGTAAATGGTGGTTCATCTTTATCAGATGTTAATACTTTTTCTGTAAATACTGGACAGTTAGTTTCAGGTGTAGAATCAACACCATTTGATTATTCTATTAATTTAGGTATTAGAAAAATAGCAAGATTTCAATATGAAAATAGAGCTAGTACTTTTTATAATGGAACAG